CCTGATGTGCTTGCTGCTATTCAGGAACAACTAGATATCATCGCTCATGAAGAAGAACGTATCGAAGTTATCGGTAAGCACTTCACTGAACCTTTCTAGAGGATGTTGTGGTGCTGGGTGTCCAGACTGTCCATTCAGACCACCTCCTAGACCGACCACCACTCCTTGACGGGGGTGGTTTTTTATTGTATAATACAAGAGCAAACAATCCTGTTTTTATGTCAGAAAATCCAGAAGAAATCATAGTAGATATTCCTGCCGAGGTTATTGAACAAGTTGAAAAAGACACTCAACAACAAATTCAAATGTCTGAAAAAGAAATGCGTAAAATTAAAAGAGAACGAGTGACACAAATGAATAAAATTTTAAAAAATATAAAACGTAGAAAAAAGAATATTGTTAATGTCATCAAACAAATGGATGATAAATAAATTTACTTATATACTTCACAATGCACGTAGTAGTTTATTCAAAAGAAGATTGTCAGTGGTGTGATAGAGTTAGATATCTGTTAAATCATTTAAAATTTGATTATCTTGAATATAAATATGAGGAAGATTTCACCAAAAAACAATTCTATGATGAGTTTGGAGAAGGAGCTACTTTTCCACAAGTATCAATAGAAAATGAACACATTGGTGGATGTAAAGAAACACTTCAGTATCTACAAGATAACAATCTGTTATGACAAGTCCAGAAACAATCTGTCAATTCGCCGACACAATTGTTGACGAATATTCAATCACCAAGAAAAAAATTCGTGTTGATTTTTTTAAGTATTTTCAATCTGAAGATGTTGATAGGAAAACTATCAATGAATATTCTTCTAACCATATTCATTTAGTAACTGATACTCTAGATGAAGTTGATGGTGCTTTAAATGGGGATAAAATTTTATCCGAAGCATATTCACACTTTAATAAATCAGAACTTAAAGAATTTAAAATACTTCTTGATAGATTTATTTCTGATGTTGAAAAATATAAAGACTCTAAGAAAATTATTCGTCGCAAGAAAAAGAAAAAACCTGAACAGATGGTAAAGGGCTTGCATCTTCAGGAAACTTCTGTTATAATTGATGGGAAGAAATATGAACCAGTCTCAACGGAACAAATTATTGATGCTAAATCAATATTCTTGATCAATACAACAACTTATGACTTGTTGTATTTGACTGGTAAATCTTTGTCCTGTAAAGGTGCAAAAATTCTTAATTACAATGAAAATTTTTCTGGTCTTAAAAAAATAAAAAAAAGTATTCAAACACTTGATGGGGTAATTCAATGTTGCTCTCCTACTTGTCAAGTGTTTTTTGATTCTCTTCCAAATAAAAGTAGAAGAGTTCCTAGAACAGTATCTCCAAATTACTTATTAATTAAAGTCTTACAATGAAATCGTCAATTCCCGACAAATATCTAAATACTAATGTAAGAGCTATGATAAATGGGGGGTCATTGGAGTCTGAATCTGAAGAACCAGAAGAGTCAGAACAACCAGAAAAACAATCAATCCTCTATCTCAATAAGTTAATTTCTTTTTTTAGGAAAAAATATAGATTAGAGGTATCAATCATCAAAGAAGACTCATAGGAGGTCAACATGACAGAAGTAACCACGCTATTTTTCAGTTTTATTATCTGTCTTATGGGAGTTGCATTGGGGTTTATTTTTGGATGGATTGCTAATGGATACTTTATTGCTTTTTTTGAATCAAAAGTTCAAGGTCCAATTCATCCAGAGATGTTAGATGATGATGGTTTTATTGTAAATGAAGAACTTTTAGCTGTACGTTTTCTTGACGAAGATAGTTTCGATGAAGATGACGATGAGGATTAATTATGATTTTGGTTGACATGAATCAATGCATGATCAGTAACTTGATGATGCAGGTGAAATCTAATGATGGACTTGATATAAATCTTGTCCGATATATGGTTCTTCGCTCATTGAAGAACTATAAAAAAAATTTTGGGTCTGAGTTTGGAAAACTAGTTCTTTGCTATGATTCTAAATTTTATTGGAGGAGAGAACTATTTCCTTTCTATAAACAAAACCGAAAAAAAGATAGGGAAAATTCTAGTCATGATTGGAATGCAATTTTCAATTGTTTAAATACAATTCGCGATGAAATTCGTGACAATTTTCCCTATGTTGTATTGGAAATTTATGGTGCAGAAGCAGATGACATCATTAGTGTACTGACAAATTACACATCAAACACTACTAAAGAAAAAGTATTAATTCTTTCTGGAGATAAAGATTTTCTTCAGTTGAGTAAGTATTCTTTTGTTAGTCAGTACAATCCTATGCAGAAAAAGTATCTTCGGCAGGAAGATCCAAAACAATATTTAATGGAACATATCATTAAGGGAGATAGAAGTGATGGCATCCCAAACTTCCTATCTGATGATGATACATTTGTCACTGGTAAAAGACAGAAACCAATTAGCAAAAAGAATCTAGTTAAATGGTTGAGTGCAAACCCAGAAACATTTTGCGACGGAGAACAACTTAAAAACTATGAACGTAATCGTAAACTCATTGACTTAAGTTGTATCCCACAAGAGATTTCAAATAAAATAATCATTGAATTTGAAATGTTAAATAGTACTGTAAAAACAGGAGTACCAATTAACTACTTCTTAGAACACAAATTATCTACACTATTATCTGAAATGGAGGATTTTTAAAATGGCTGAATTACCAGTAGAAAAACTACTTATCTCTGAAGTTTTACAAAAAGTATCTAATGCTAAAACTAAGAAAGAAAAAATTAAATTGTTGCAGCAGTATAAGACACCAGCATTACAATCAATTTTAATTTGGAATTTTGATGAGTCTGCTGTGAGTATGGTTCCAGAAGGAGAGGTTCCATATACTCCTAACAACACTCCAGAAGGGACTAAGCACACGATTCTACTACATGAGTGGAAGAAACTTTACAACTTTATTAAGGGTGGTAATAACGGACTACAACAGGCACGTCGAGAGATAATGTTTATTCAACTACTTGAAGGTCTTCACGAAACTGAAGCAAATGTTCTGTGTCTTGTTAAAGATTCTCATCTTGGTAAACGATATAAGATTACTAAAGCATGTGTATCCGAAGCATACCCAGAGATTGAATGGGGAAATAGATCTTGAAAATAATTCATAAAGAATGTGATCCTTCACTATCAGAAGATAAAAGTTTACCTTGTACTGCATACTTGATTGAATATATGCAAGATGGAATAACTAAATTTGATATCGTCATTGGTAGTAAAAAAGTAGATATCTTCGATCATTATTGGGATCATTATCGTAACGATTTTGTAAATATGACACAAACAGAAGGTAGAGCTAATCCAAAACTGTGGGGTGTCAAACCTAAAGAAACTAGTAAAAAGTAATTATGAATGTAAATCTTATTACAGTCACGCCCGATGCTGAAAAACTGATGGGTTATGTGGCTCGTGTAAGTAATCCAGCAAACCAGGAGAATCCCAAGGTTGCTGGTCTACTTAAGTATTGTGTTAATCATCAGCACTGGTCTGTTTTTGAACAGAGTTTTATGACTCTTGAGATTGCAACCACACGTGCTATTGCAGCTCAAATATTGAGGCACCGTAGTTTTACATTCCAAGAGTTTTCACAACGGTATGCTGACAGTTCTATGTTGTCAGATAAGATTCCTCTTCCGGAACTTCGCCGTCAGGATACAAAAAATCGACAGAATTCTATTGATGACTTAGATCCATTCATGCAACAAAATCTTGAGTTGCAGATGCAGACTCTATTTGATTCTTCTATGGCACTCTACCAACAGATGTTAGAACGTGGTGTTGCAAAAGAATGTGCTCGAAATGTGCTTCCTCTTTGTACTCCAACTAAAATTTATATGAGTGGCTCTTGTAGATCATGGATTCATTATATTAATCTTCGCTCTGCACATGGAACTCAAAAAGAACATATGCAAATTGCAGAAGACTGTCGTAAAATTTTCGTAGAACAGTTTCCATCTGTGTCTGAAGCTCTTGAATGGGTTGACACTAAATCATAACTGTGTTATTGTATGTTTGTACAAAATACTTTTATGAACATCTTTGTCACTGATCAGTCTCCATGGAAATCTGCTGCTGTCCTACCAGACAAGCACATCGTCAAGATGCCCCTAGAGACCTGTCAGATGCTCTCTATAGTCGCTTCAGACAAGTGGGGACATGGTTATGGTACTTTGCCTAAGAAAGACGGCAACCCCTATGCTACAGAGAAGGGAGCGTTCCGTAACCATCCTTGTACTGTATGGGCAAACGAAACTAGGTCAAACGCTAGATGGTTGCTTACTCATGGTATTGCATTATGTGAGGAGTATGAATCACGATATGGTAAAATCCATACTTGTTATAATACTCTCCTTGCTGCTGATGATATTATTCCTTATGTATCATGGGATGATCACACTCCATTTGTTCGTGCAATGCCAGAGGAGTTTAAATTTGACGATAGTATTTCTACTATCGATGCATACAAGATGTACATTGCATCCAAACCATGGGTTGCAACTAACTACTTACGATTACCACATAAAAAACCAGACTGGATTTAATTAATGAAACTACTAACACTCGAAGATTATGAATTAGCAGGTCAAACATTTTGGCCTAAGTATTGGTATGTCGCTAAAGAACTTGGTGAAGGTGCTAAGACAGAAGACATTCTTAAATGTATGGAAGCGATCGGTGGTGTTGCATTAAAGGTAGCACTAGAAGAAAAATCAGCAGGTCCATTTGGATTCAGTAAAACAAAGGAGAAAGAATAATGCCTACTTATCCGGTAATAAATAAAACTACGGGGGAGAAAAAAGAACTCTCTTTTACAGTCTCTGAATACGAACAATGGAAAGGTGACAATCTAGACTGGGATAAAGACTGGTCTGTTGGAGTTGCTTCTTCCATTAGTGAGGTTGGTGATTGGAGAAATAAAGTTCCTTCTGATCTCAAAACAAAAATCAACAATATCAAAAAAGGACACTACGGGTCAACCATCCAAGGATTTTAAGTATGGCAAGAGCTAAGAAAAAGTTTACACCAGATATTAATGGTATGTCTGCCAAACAAAAGAAGCGCAGAAAGCCAATTAATTCTGATATGTTGGTGAACATCGAACCATTAACACCATCTCAGGAATCTGTCTTTGACTATTGGTCAAATGATAAAAACCTTTTTATGTATGGTGCAGCTGGTACAGGTAAGACGTTCGTTGCATTGTATCTTGCTCTTAAAGAAGTACTTAAAGAAGAATCTCAATATGATAAAGTTTATATTGTTAGATCTTTAGTTGCTACTCGTGAAATTGGTTTCCTTCCTGGAACACATGAAGATAAAGCATCTCTTTACCAAATTCCTTATAAGAATATGGTAAAATATATGTTTGAGATGCCAGACGATTCTTCATTTGAAATGCTTTATGAAAATCTTAAAGCACAAGAAACAGTATCGTTCTGGTCTACATCATTCCTTCGTGGTACTACTCTTGATCGTGCAATTATTATTGTTGATGAGTGTCAGAACCTAAACTTCCACGAACTTGATAGTATCATTACTCGTGTTGGTGAGGATAGTAAAATTGTATTCTGTGGTGATGTTCAACAGTCTGATTTGGTAAAGGCAAATGAAAAGAATGGTGTTCTTGACTTTATGAGTATCCTTAGATTGATGGATGAGTTTGGTATGGTTGAGTTTGGTATCGAAGACATCGTTCGTTCTGGACTCATTCGTAGCTACTTGGTTAGTAAACTTAGTCTTGGATTTTAATGTTTAAACATGTAGAAATTGACTTACCACATAAACTTGAAAGAGTTCATATAGATGGTAAAAGATATTACAAACTTCCTGGTGAAGATATAAAACTAGTTTCTGTCACTACGGTAACTAGTTTCCAATCTGCTAAAAAAATTAAGGAGTGGAGAAAACGTGTTGGTGAAGAATACGCTAACCGTAAAACAAAACGTGCTACTAGTAGAGGAACTGGTATGCATACTCTTACAGAACATTTTCTCAAAAATGAACCTTTACCAAAATCAAATCCTCTACCAGAAATATTATTTAAGGTTGCTAAACCAACATTAAAAAAAATAAATAACATTCATGCATTAGAAAGACCCCTATATAGTAAGACATTAGGGTTAGCGGGTACCGTTGATTGCATTGCCGAATATGAAGGCGAGCTCGCTGTAATTGACTTCAAAACAGCAGAGAAACCAAAACCAGAAGAGTGGATTGACGGTTACTTTGTTCAAGCTGTTGCGTACGCTTGCATGTTGTATGAAATGACTGGTATAATAGTCAAGAAACTTGTAATCATTATGTCCTGTGAAAATGGAGAATGCAAAGTCTATGAAAAGACAAACAAATCAGAATACATTAGAAAACTTACTCAGTATATACGAGAATGGAAATCTGCTAATGAGTAAAAGTAAAGAAGCCATCAATGAAGTTCTTAATGATAAATTCATGACATCTTCTAAGTTCTCTATGGAAGTAGAGAATATTGTGAAAGAAAGTAATGGTCAATTAAACTACATTGAAGCGATCCTTACATTTTGCGAAGAAAATGAAATTGAATTAGAATCTGTATCTAAACTTCTTTCAAAAACACTGAAAGAAAAACTTAAATATGATGCACAGAGATTATCATTCATGAAAAAATCATCTAAGGCAAAACTACCAGTTTAATATGGATGGGTTTAATGTATATAAAACTTATCTGGCATTAAAACTTCACTTCGCTAAAGACAATTACAACTTCTTTACCTTTAATGGTAAGTCGCGTGCTAGTTTACAGTCCTTTGAGAAAAGAAAAGATAAATATTTTTTCAAAAAGATAGGCATAAAATATGATGAGAAAGAAATAGTAAACTTCCTCGTCAGTCATTTTATAGAAGATAGTAACTGCTGGATTGGTAACATCTCTGTTAACAAATCGAAGACATACTCTGAATGGAAAAACAAAATTCAGAGTATGTCTTTTGTTTTTCAAAATGAAATGGAAACGTTGTCAGACATTAGTGAAGACTTTGATATTTTATTCAAGGTAGAAAATGGACAACATCCAATTATTCTTAAAGAACATCTTGCTGGTAATGTAAGCTTAGAGAGTATGGTTATACTCCAGAAGTTAATCAATTACATCCCATACTTTTCACGAAAAATTTCTGAACCAATTATTTGGCCTGAAGTAAAGAAACGAGTAGTAAAATACGAACCCTTTATCTCAGTAGAGAACACTAAATATAAGAGAATACTCGTTAGCACATGGACTTTTTTGACAACGAAATGATCAGATCAGAAGCTGCTGAAATGATGCAGATTTATGAAGACATTCAAGATCTTATGCAAAGTTATAAGTTCCGTAGCCAGGAAGGTGGTACGAAATATCTTAATCTGTTGGAAAGACTTCTTGAACTTCAGGAAATGGTTTACTTCAGAGCAAAATATTCTAATCAAAGTGATGCTAAAGATTTTGTTAATATGTTAATGAGTACTCTACCATTCGTCGCTAAAGAGGGTGAGACGGATGCTAGTCAAGTCTTTCGTCGTATGCGAGAGGAAATTTCCGAGATGAAAAAATTTGTTGACGAACCTTGACATCACCCCCCAACTCTGGTATTATAGCCAGGTGGTTGGGAAACCCCACAGGCCAAATACGTACACAATACGGAGAACACACATGTCTTTTGCTGCACTTAAAAAAAATTCTGCATCTTCCTTCGATAAACTAACTCAAGAATTGGATAAGATTTCCAACAGTGAGAAGTCTGGAGGTGCTGATGATCGTCTCTGGAAACCAGAACTGGATAAGTCCAGTAATGGTTATGCCGTGATTCGTTTCCTTCCCGCACCTGAAGGTGAAGATTTGCCATGGGCAAAAGTCTTCAGTCACGCCTTTCAAGGTCCTGGTGGTTGGTATATTGAAAATTCTTTAACTACTATTAACAAGTCTGATCCTGTTGGTGATTTGAATCGTCAACTTTGGAATAGTGGTCATGATTCAGACAAAGAAGTTGCTCGTAAACAGAAACGTAAACTGTCATACTATAGTAACATTTATGTTGTTCGTGATCCTCTCCATCCTGAAAACGAAGGTCGAGTTTGTTTGTTCAAATACGGCAAGAAGATTCATGATAAAATTATTGCTTCAATGCAACCAGAGTTTGAGGATGAAACTCCCATCAACCCATTTGATTTTTGGAAAGGTGCTGACTTTAAACTGAAGATTAAAAAAGTTGCTGGTTATTGGAACTATGACTCCAGTGAGTTTGCATCTCAAGGAACTCTTGGTAACTTTGATGATGAACAACTCGAATCACTTTATGCTAAACAGTATTCTCTGACTGCATTCACTGATAAATCCAACTTTAAAACTTTTGATGAACTAGAGAAACGTCTTGCTGCAGTGTTGACTGTAAAGTCTCATCAAAATCGTATCGATCCAGAAACTCAGGAAGATGAGTCATCGTCTGGTGGATTTACTGGTGGTGGATTTAATGATCCTGATATTACTATGTCACGTCCTGTTCCACAACCAGTTCGTGAAGAACCTATTCAACCTCGTTCTACTGAAGAGGATGATACTCTAAGTTTCTTTGCAAACCTCGCTGAGTTTGATGAATAATTTCTAATAAAAAGGGGGTCTTAAGACCCCCTTTTTTTATACCTCTTCTGATAGTCTATAACCTTCTTTTGTTATCTTATACTTAGTATCATACTTCATTAGATCTTCTAATTCAGATTGCATAATTGGTAAGATTGATTTCTTAGGTAAATATATTTCTCTCTTTAATTCATTAAGCTGATATTCATATTCCCTATTAGTCACTTTGTTTAAATTGATTGCGGCAGTTGCTTTCTTTATTACAATTGGGTTGTAAGAATCTATGTAATCATAGAACCAGTCTGTCCAAATATTTGTTGCTGATGTTACTTTAGCGGTTGCATTTCCCCCATAAATTCTTACTACATCACCTTCTTTATAATTTGATCCTCTATCATTATTGGAAATAGTTAAATTACTTATTTTACTTGCATCTGTTGCTCCAGAAACAAGAGAACTATCAACAACATCTACAGCTAAATTATTTCCACCACCACTTAAGTTTGTTACTGCAACATTATTATATGTTATATATCCAGTGCCACCATCAATAAGACTGAGACCAGTTACTGATCCTCCTGCTGGATCTTTTATTTGAGGTACATAATTAGTTTTGTTTTGATTTGAATTGTCTGCAAATACTTCTATAATTACTCCGGAATCTAAAACTATATTACCGGAAGAGTCTTTGACTTCTGACGTTTCCCAATGTCTTGTCTTGTCTGCAAGATTGCCATATTTTTTATTAATTAACTTTTCAATTTCGTCACTGTCTAGAGGCCACTGATTGTTTAGGTCAGTAATATTATTTAATAACAGTACTGTCCAATACCACTCAGTACCACCCAATCTATCATAAGCAATTGAGTCTGGTGTCTCTCCATCATTTACGGTGTATGAAGTGGAACTAGCATAGACAGCATTAAAACTGTCTCTGATTCTAACCCTCCGGAAAAGATTTTTTGATAATTTATACTTTCCAGGTACTTTAAAATCTGGATATAAAAAATCTGGTGTTGAGTCAAAAAACATATTAGTATCCTTTTTCTACGTCTAGTCCAGTAATAATCTCGGTTTCGCCGAACGTTAATGAAAGATTATATCCAATTGGATATGGATTATCTTTACTAACTAGGTGTGACGCCCACACATTGTCTGGTGTATACGACACTTGAACATTTTTACAAACACATGTTTTAATTTTTGGTAGTGATTCAATTTCTGTACCCTGTGATCTCCAACTTAAATTAAATACCTTGGGTAATTTCAACCATCTATCACCAGCTGCCGCGGCAGCTGACTCGGCCTCGTTTGTGAGTCCGGTGGCTATGCTGCCAAAACTCCCTGACAGATCTGGTAGAGTAGCTTTTCTCAATGTTTTTATAATATGATGAATTGCTTGTTGTTCCTTTTCATTTCTAGGAACTAGTTTCCAACTGAAACTAAATTCTCTCATACCAATACCACCAAATACTTGTTCTAAGTATGGGTTTGCTATCTTACCATTAATATTTTGAGTGATAGCATTTGGATCTGCTCCAGTGGTCTTTCGTATCATATCTAATAAAACTGACACCTTACCAGCATTGGCTAGGTTTGCCAATGCTTCACCCATACCCTTAGTTTCTCCACTATCGAATCCTTCAGCAGATTTTTGTAAAAACTGTGGTCCAAATCTACCCATAACTCCTACAGCAGAATCATTCCACTGAGGATTATCTGTATAACTAACGTCTTCTGGTATGGGTAATAGTATAGTATCTTTATTTTTCAGTACAGTTCCAGCTACATCATCAAGAGTTCCGCCAGCAAGAAGAGTAGCAAATGTTGATATAGTAGAAGTTGGAGTTGCTGTAGGTGTCGGAGTTGAAACACTGGCTGAAGTACGTCTAGATCTTGGTACAAATTCAGCAATATTAATCTGTAAGTAATCAAAAGAATCTTGTAAGTTCGCAGGCCATACTAATTCAACAGATCCTTGGATTAATGCTTTTAAATATTTTTTAGATGCAAGCGCCATAAATACTTTTATACAATTTCCTATATCTATATATGAATACTTTGAAGGGAAAATACATTCCACGAAACGTTTCAAAGTATCGAGGTGACTATAAAAATATTATTTATAGATCTTCTTGGGAATTAAAGTTCATGAAGTACTGTGATTTGAATAAAAGTATTCTTGAGTGGGGTAGTGAAGAAATTGTAATACCATACAGATCTCCACTAGACAACAGAGTTCATAGATATTTTGTTGATTTTTATATCAAAGTAAAAGATATTAATGGTAATCTCCAGAGGTATCTGATTGAAGTGAAACCAAAGAAACAAACTAAAGAACCAAAAGTTCAACAAAGGATGACTAAAAGATACATCTATGAAGTTACTGAGTATGCCAAAAACCAAGCTAAATGGGCAGCGGCAAAAGATTTTTGTGATGATAGGAATTATAAATTTATGTTAATCACAGAAGACGAACTCAAAGTATGAGTATCTTTCAAGAGATAAGAGAACTAGCTGGTAATGAACCAAGATCATATTCTTGGTATCGTGATGCAGTAAGAATGAAATTTCAATCAGGCGATCTGTATTCAGACATGTCTGAGATGGAGGAGTCTATGATACCGACTCCGGGTGAACTTTATATGTTTGAGTATAAGGCAACATATGCTGCTAAGTTAAAATTTTATGATGAGTTTCCACTTGTATATGTTTTAAGTACAGGTACAAAATTTTTTGGTGCTAACTTACATTATCTAAGACATAGGTCTAGGATGAATATAATATTAGGATTAGAAAATGGTAGAGCTAGGTTTCCTAAACAATGTTATCATCATTATGTTGTAGCGGGATTAGAAACACCTCTTT